TGGTAAATTACCAACATCAATATAAAACATTCTACGTTCTGGGGCTCTTGCAAGTCTATAAATTACAAGAGCATCTTCCATCATACGTAATTGATTAATTGGTTTTAATGCCTTATGTAGGTACGATAAAATCTTTTTACGGTTTTCATCTAATAATCCAGATGTGACATACGATACAGAATCAACACTCATTTTAATACCAGAATTGGTTTGTCCTGGTTTTTCTTGATAGACATAATATTCATCTACCTTTTTAATAATGTTTGCTCCTGTTTGTGGATCTTTTTCCTTTTTAACTTGTTTGACCTTACGCATTTTGGCAGCATCAATTGGTCTAATTTCTTGGATACCTGCCTTTAAATTTGATTCATTTACAACTAAATGATGGTAAATTCTACCATCTGTATACCATCTACGGAATATATCATGACCCTGTTCATTAAAATCTAACATTCCACAAATATTATCAAATTCTTCTTTTATTGTTTTCTTAATTTTTTCACTAACTTCTAGATTATCCATATTAACATCAACAGGTTGGTCCATTTCACTACCAACTATTGATTCGTTAACAATATCTTCAATTGCAGCATCCACTTCTGGATGCATTGAAACACCTCTATATTTTAAAATTAATTGTTGATTATCCTTTGAATCATCATCTAAATTAATATACGTACCGAAGTGCCCTCCGGCGGCAGTCGCATAACCTGCTCCATCATCATCTCTAGGTGGAACAATAGATGGTAATTTTTTAGGATCTTCCCTTTCAGCCCTTTTTATTTCAAAGCCAAATAATCTGAGTCCTTTTTCCTCTGCCATTCTTAAATCCTTTATAATTGGAAGGGCAAGATTTTCCTGCCCTCCCTATTATTTATTAACCTATATTAACCGTCGGTTGTATTGGAAGTCCAGTATTGGTACTGCCATGTTACAGTAAATGTTTCAATTGCATCTGACTGATCATAACTTACCTCTATTGGACCTACTTCTGAAGGCCAAGCATCTTTAAAGGTATAGGTTTTAACAACCGTATTATCCCTATCAAATTGCTCAACTTTAAGGTCGGTAAAATAAAGCTCTGGATTTTGTAGACCTCCTGCATCAGCATGGTTTGCAATTGCATTCATCCATCTTTCCATAGCATCCCTAATCTTAAATCCTACATCATTAAGAACAGTAATAGTCCAAACATCAAACACTCTATCACCAGCAACTTTTAACTGACGACCTCTGAATGGTACGGTTACAACTCCTACTGTCGATGCAGGTAATTGAGCTGCATTACAAAGGAAAGAAGATAAATCAATGTCCAAGCCGACACCAAGACCTCCACGTGGATTATCAAGAGTTACCTGAAATAGATTACCTCTTGCACCACCACCTGTAAGTCTGGCCTTAAATTCGTCAACGCTACCTAATGCCATTTCCTATCTCCTTACACTGTGCCTACGACTTCTTCAAATGCAACCCCAGTCCTAACAGCCACAAAATTAAGTGTGACATAGTTAATTGAACGTGCAGGTTTAATGAAGATGTTCGCAATAAATTCGTTTCTATCAATTACTGCCGGAGTGTTTACAGTTTCATCTGCAACAACCCTAAAATCAGTAATACCCCTTCGACCCTTAACATCTCTCAGAACAGGTTCGATCACGTTAACAAACTCTGCCCTTGTAAATTCATCATTGAATTCAAAGAGTACGTTTCTTGCCGCTCTTTCAATTGCCCTTTCAAGTACAAGGAACAATCTTCGAACATTAATTCTGTCAAATGCAGAAGGTCTTTGTAATGCAGTTTTATCGCCAAATAAGGTAACACCTGATCCGGCAATATTAACAACAGGATTAACACCTGCCTTATACAATACATCTCTATTTGTTTTATTTGGATTATAATTAATTGAAGTTACACCCAAATATTGACCACGTCTTGCACCTGCTGGTGAGAACCAAGGAGCCGCATTTCGGTCAGTTTCTGCCATAAGTCCAGCAGTAGATGATGCAGCAGGAATATTAATAAATTGATCATTAAATTTATCATATACCTTTAAATAATTTCCATCAACTACTAGATAAGATGACTTTGTAAAATCATTCATCGTACTTGTTATATTAGTAGTTGCTGTACTTTCGTTGTTAACATTAACAACATCATCAATGGCAGGAGATGTTACCACAATACAATCTTTACGGAGTGATTGTGCAGTAGCAACTAGATCATTAACAACAGCTACTTGATCTGTCGATGTAGCCATACCTGGAGCAATTAAGAAATCAACTTCAACTTGTTCTTTATCCTCAAATAAATCGGCTCCAGTTGCAAATTCAGATTTGGTTAATGCAATACCATCTGATCCAGAGTCAAATTCATATGTGGTTACTCCCATTCCAGCCATATATGTTTGAGTTGAACCAGCACTTAAGGCAGTACCAGCAAGTCCAACATTTTTATATGAGGAATCAAAATTTGCAAAATATACATATTCTGATTTTTCATTAATTACGTCTTTGACATAATTTGTAGTTCCATCTAAATTTTTGGAATTAGATGCAACAGAAACATACGGATATGTTTCCAAAACAGTTCCCTTGGTTCCAGTAAATAATCCATTCTTATCAACTACAGCAACATGAACTTCTGTCCCAACAGCTTCTCTTGCAGAATCATATGCAGATGTTGATGGAGGACCATCAAATGCATCCTTAAAAGCCCAACCATTAAAGTTTGAGTCAGCTGTTCCGCCTCTTGGACAGATAGAAACTTGTAAAGAGTTTCCTAATATACCAGGGAATCTGGCAATAAATCTTTCTTTGGCAAGTGGGGTACGTGCATCAAATGCTGCTTTATTTTTTATCTCAATAGCTGCATTTATGCTACTATCGAGATTTCCTTGTAAGGAACGTGAATTTTGAGCATTTTTTGTTTCTCGTACGACAACCAAAGACTGGGAATAACGCAAGAAATATGCTGCGTTATGAAAATCGATCGTATTAGATGTGTCCGGTGTTGCAAACTTATCGATCAAATCAGCTTCATTTGATACTAAAGTTCTTTGCCCCACAGGTCCCCATCTAAACCGTCCAACGATTGCGCCAGTAGAAGTCTGAACATTCGGCACACCGCCTGTCAGATCAATTTCCTTTACGACAACCGCAGGACTTTCTGATGGTGTAAATAAGGCCATGGTTTTAATCCTTCTCGGTTAATATTAATATGTGTTTCATAATACGGTTGTTCAATACTATTATTTATATAATCCGTGTTTTTAATCACACGTCATATTCTACGTACCAATTTGGTTTTTCACTCTCATTTGCAAAATCTTGGCCATCATCTATAAATCCAAAAGGTACAACATCTTCTTCTATTTCTTGTATTTTTTGATCAAATAATATCTGTTTTAAATTAATATTTGTCATATCAGTAAAAAATTCAGTGGTAACAAAATAACCAAGCATTACAAAATTCATTACTAAATCATCATGATTACCAGCAGCTGCCTCATACGATGTTCCTCTTGCAATAAAAGTGGACATTTCACTAATTGTATTTTCATCATGTATATTTAATTTTTTATTTTCCAATAAATCTTTTAAACCAGAACATCCTAATCGTTTTACTTTACGAGTCATTAATATTCCTAAACCATCAGCCCTAATGGAATCTTCAGCATGTAAATTTTCATATTCTAATTCGTAGTGTAATCCATTTGTTACTAATGTTCCTTGATCATTTGATTCAACAATACAATAAGCATTATTATAGATTTTTGCATACTTATATATAATATTAGGGAAGAGGATAGGCGAGATAGTGTTATTGCGATAAACAGCAACCTGTTCAAAAGGCCGTACGCTAATATCGACCAAATTAAAAGTAGAATAGTCTTGTCCTCTTCCCTTCGCTACATCGACCATCATTAAATATTCGTGACGTTTTTCTGGTTCCTTATAAATTAAAATATCGCCGCCTTCTAGAATTTTAATTGGACGTCTTGCCCTCAATCCCATAAGTGTTTCTGCATTTATTAATGTATCACCAGTACCAAAAAATGTATTTCCAAATTCTTGATCAAATTGTAGTTGACTGGTATTTGCTATGGTTTCTTCTTTCCATTTTTCATCACGCCCTGGAACATCCCACCAATCAACTCGAAATGATTTAAATTCATTAATTCCTTGTTCAGCACCTTCCCATATCTTATAAAACATATTACCTATACCATTTGCTGTAGAGGTAATAATTACTTTTGTATCCTTACCTGCAGATACCACAGGATAAGTAGAAGTATAAAATTCAGATGCTCTTTCTACAAAGGCAAACTCATCAAGATATAATAAACTTACAGATAAACCTCGAATAGAAGAACCTGAAGTAGCAGCGGCAATAATACGTGAGTTATTGCTAAACTCCAGCGACCCTTTGTTAACAGCCTTACTCCCTGGCTGTAAAAAGAATGGAATGTTTTCAAGCATAAGTGTAACCCTTGATAACATTTCCCTTGCCGTTGCTCCTTTATTGGCAAGGATTGCAACTGTTTTTTCTGAATTGAAAAGGGCAAACCAGAGAAGGTAGGCGCAGGCTGAAATTGACTTACCAGATTGACGACATGCGAGAATGACATTGAAACGGTTCT